AGTTGATCCTGCTTTTGGATAAAACCAATTAATCTCTGTATATAAAGAATTGTGTTCTGCATATGTTGTATCAGCTGCATCATAATTAATACCTAAGTTATCTCCATCACTATTAAATACAAAGTCTTCTACTAAACAAGGTATGGCTTTAACCGTACCATCATAAACAAAGAATCCACCTTCACCTGACATCCAAAATACCTGACCATTGGAATAACTTAATGCGTGTTGAGATATCAATCCACAATTAGTACCAACTTGTCTAACTGAGAATGTAAATGGTGGACCAACGAATTGAATTACATAAGCTGCAGTATCCGTTAATACAAATACATAATCTTTACCAGATATGGCTCCTACGATCTTGTTTCCCGCATCTAGCCTAAACGTACCAGCTGTGTTTGTAGCTGTTGGTGTGTATGTATTATAATCTTCTTGATTGGAAAATCTAATAAACATTGGATCTTGTGTTGATGGATTTCCAATAGTTGTTTCTGTTCCAAAATGAAATAAGTGTCTATCTCTATCTGATACTAAAGTTAATCTAGATGCAGTAGGTGCACCAGACATTAAACTTGCTCTAATACCTCTTGCTCCCGCAGCTCCTGCGTCCCAAGTATATGTTCTGCCATCTGCAATCGTTGCAATTAATATTTGACCAAAGTTATCAAGTGACCAGTTACCTGGATCAAGAACTACATCAGATACTGTTCTAGCTGTTCCCCAAGTTGAATCACCCCATAAATATGTACCCCAACCATAACCAGGTGTTTGGAATGCAGGACCAACTGTTACATATGGATTAACAGATACAGATCCTTGTGCAGACATTCCTGAACCTGTTTCATTAGATGCCATTGTAACTGTAAATGAATTTGCATTAGGTACTGTAATGACTTCATAAGCTATGTCATTAAAATCTGTTGTTGTATATCCTGTCTCTCCGCCACCAGGTAATGATGTTGAACTAAATGTAAAGTAATCTCCCACCTCTAATCCGTGAGATGTTTTGTTAACAGTTAAAGTTGCTGAACCTGTTGTAGATGAAAATGTACAAGATGTAATGGCTGTATCTAATGGTGTAATGTCATAAAAGGCATCACCATAAAATAAGAATAATCCTTTGTGTGTTCCAATGGCTGCGTACTTCTCGCCACTAATTGCTGCCCACGTGTGCTGGGCTCGCGCGGCCCCAGGTAATGTTTTATCAGCAATAGTTAGTTGTCTCCAACCACCTATCTTTTCAGGTAAGCCATATCTAAAACGAACAAAATCACCATCGATCCATTCGCCTTCTGCTCCTGATGCTGTAGTTTGTTTATTGAATCCTGGTTTGAAACCTAGTTTTTTTAAAGCCATAATAAACCATTATACTATAATTTGGCCAAAAATATAGTCCATTCTAGCTTAGATATCAAATCATTTACGTAGACTTTGTTTACTTTATTCTTTTTTATGTAATTATGTAGTTCTTCTAAATCTAAAATAACCCATTTATCTTCAAATTCTAAAACCATCTTATCTGCTTTACTATCTGTTCTTCCACTTTGAGCAGGAGTTCCATCAGGAAGAGTAATCATTTCTCTAACATCAAATTTATAAAAAGCATTTTTATCTTTTAAAATACCAGAAATATTCCAAGAAGTTTTTTCTTTTGGATATTCTATAGCGGTAAGATATTTAGAAAATTTATGTATCAAGGAAACCATACCATCCTGTGATTATATATTTTGTTTCTTTAGGAGCAATAACACCTTTATGTGGATGAGTATAATCAGCTGGCCATATCAAGGTATTTCCTTCAATTGGTTTAGCTGTATAATTTTGATATGGGAATTCGGTGCCACCTTTTTCTTTAATTGTATTTAGATAAGTCATAAAAACTAATAATCTATCACAATACGGGTGAATGGCATCTCTTTCACAATGAATTCTAAAGTATCCTTCTTTAGGTTTATATTTTTGAATCTTTACATTTTCTACAATTGCCCATCTAGTTAAATCATTTAAACTATCATATTTTGATTTGTATTTATTTACACACTTACTAAGTTCTTTTAAATATTCTTCTATGTGTGGAGAATAGGGTTTAAAAGATACTTCTTTTGATTTTTTTATCTCAGGTTTAACCTCTCCTAAACCAACTGCTCCATCTTTATGAAATTCAGGAATTTCTTCAAATAAAGTAATAAGGTCTTTACATATTTTTTTATTTATACTGTAAGATTCAATGAAGTTATTTTTCATTTATATATTTTAGTGTAATGAGGTAAACCTAAATGATCTCTTCCATCATATTTAATTCCATTTATTTTATTATAATGTAAAAAAGTTTGTACACATAATTCACCTTTAAATGGTTTTCTCCAATGTTTAACTTCACAACCTTTATAAATTAACATATCACCAGGTTTTAAATTAATTTCATTATTTGGTTCTAAATATATTGGCCAAGGATCTCCTCCTAAATTTAACGTAGTAGAGAATTCACAACTTTTTCTATCTATGTGAGGTTTTAAATCATTACCTTTAACATATACTCTGCAATATGAATAGGTTGGAACAAGCTTCATCTTTAAATGTTTTTCCATAATAGGCCTGCATTTTTCTAATAAAACTTCTGTAACTAAATCAGCATAAAGAGCATAAGCTTTTTCAACTTGTCCGTCTCCCCAACATCCCCATTCAGTAATACTACCTTTTGAGATAAGTTTTTTTTGATATAAAGTATCAGCAACTTTTCTTTTTAACAAAAGATAGTCATATGCAAATTTGCATACTTCTTTTGGTATAATATTTTTAATTACTAAAAATTTATTTTTTTCTAAACTCATTTACAATAAATTTTAGGTAAGGCCTGTATATTAAAATGAATAAATCTAAAAGGTTCTTTACCTGGAACAGGTACAAATTCGTGAGGAACGTAACCTGGAAAGATTATTAAAGTACCTGGTATTGGATTAAATCTAACAGAGTCATTAATTCTTGACAGCTGGTTTGCGTCTAATGGAGGAAGTTTAGTCATCATAGCTCCTGATCTTGGATCGTGAAGAACAGGATAAGATGTCTTCTCACTACATTTTAAAAAGTAAAAACCTGATACGTGTTGATTCCAATGTATGTGAGTATTATGATATCCTCCACCTTTTTTAGAAAATTCTTGAACCCACATTTCTGTAAAGTGTAAATTGTAATCTTTTAAATTAAAACCACATTCTACTAAATAATCATAAGATAAAGTTCCTATGTAATCTCTAAATTCAGAAAAATCTGGATCATCATACAAACTAACTGAGTGTCTTGATAATCCATAATCTCCAACTTTTCCAAATATTTTTTCTCGTTCTTTTATTTTATCTTTTAATAAATCATCAGCTTCCGCAATATATGGATCTGTTTTTTTAATTAATTTTTTTACAAATTGTGGAAATTCTCCTGACCAAACAGTTGTTGGAAAAAAGTCTTGTGCTATTATTTTTGTTTCTTTCATTTAAATGGATCTCCTATGTTCCACATTACTAAAGAATATCTTGTTCCTTTTGTAACTGGTTTAACTCTATGCCATACAAAAGAGGGAAATACAACTATGGATCCTCTTTCTTTTATTTCAGTACATTTTCTTTTGCAATTTTTGCCATCTTTAGTATTTCTAAAATCAAATTCAAGTTCTCCTCCTTGATAATCTTTTGGATTAGTAAGATTAACTGTAACAGATAATTTTCTTGTTTTACCATCTAATTGTTTAGAATGATTTTCATAAGGTTTTGAAAATGCATCGCAATGCCAACTATAATGTTGATTCTTTTTGTAAACAGTAAATTGAGCTTTTTCAGAACCTTCCCATTGATAATTCCAACCTGCTTTTTTATTTGCTTCATCAACATAGGGATGTATTTCTCTAAATATCCACGTATCTGTCAACCAAGCTATGTTTGAATTTCTTATTTTGTTTAAATCTTTTGATAATATTTTTCTATTACCGACTTGACCTTTTTGACCTTCTTTTTTTAAAACAGATTTACCATAATCTACAATTTCGTCACAAAGTCTTTCTGGAAGAGCTTTTTTAAAAAAATAATAATAATTTTCTAAATTCATTTAATTTGAAAAATAATTAATACCTAACCAAATACTTGGTCTTTCTGCTTTATTTTCTGTAAAATAATATCTTGTTTCTGATGGAAATATTATAAAATTAGTTTCTTTTAAAGAATACAAATGTGTTCTTTGTTTATATCTATTTTCATTAAATTCTAAAATTAATTTTTGATCGGTATTTTCTAAACAATAAAGACAAGTAAAGTCGGGAGAATTTTTTAAATCAAAAGGTTCTGCTTGTTGTTTATTTATACTTCCTTTGTTTGGTAAAAATAAATGAGCAAACTGAGAATGAAAAATTAAAGATTTTTTTGTAAATCCTAAAAAATGATCTCTAATAAATATTTTTAATTTATCTACGTTTTCACAATCTTCAAAATAAAAATCATTGTGTTTATATCCATAAGGATTTTCATCTTTTCTAGAATCAACAACTAACGCTGCATAAATAATATTTGATTTAATGTTTTGATTATCTATTTCAAAACCTTCAGGAAATTTAGCTGTTCCTTTATAAATTGCTTGTTCCGCAATAACTTCTTTCTTCATAATACTTTCTTTATATTATATTACTAGATAATTTACCAGTTACTCTTTTTATCCCAATTTTGAATAGACTCATTCCATTCATATAAATGTCCATCAGTAGGCATAGCTACTGGTGGTAAATATCTTGCACTTGCTTGATCAAAAACCCAACTTGCATAAGGTGCTTGTTTTGGTTTAAAACAGTCATTAACTGCATCATAAAGCATACCAACACCACCGTAGTTTTTTCTAAAAGGTGTTCCACCTTTTGTGTGTTGATTAGCAGATGTATATAAAGATGTTTTTTTCCACAAATGTGCAGGCCAATGATGATGTTTTTCTAAATGAGCTTGACCAAGAGATTCTTGTTCAACTCCATTTTCATCAGTAACAATTGAATTGTCCATATAAACAACTCCTATTACTTCATTCTGTTCATTTAATTTAGAAAAATGTGCCATAATTATGCTGTGTATGTTCCTGGTGATAAGAAAGTATGAATTGTATCTCCGCCACTTGTTGTTTCTTGTCCACCTGCTGTTTTAGGTCCTCCATCAGAAGTTAAACGTCTGATAACTACAATACCTGATCCGCCAGCTCCACCGCCATTTGTTGGTCCGTTATTTCCTCCGCCACCACCGCCTGATCCAGTGTTAACTAAAGCGTTTCTACAAGTTTCACCAGTATTGTTTCCAACTCTTCCTGCTTTAGCTCCAGAAGAAGTACACGCAGTTCCGTAAGTTGGATCGTTTCCGCCTCCGCCTCCTCCGCCCGCTCGCGGTACTGAAGTTCCTGTAATACTAGAAGATGATCCTGATCCACCATTTCTTGATGATCCTGATCCCCCAGATCCTCCTCCACCGCCTCCAGTGAATTGAAATCCCGTGTGAGGTCCACCATAACCTTCGCCGCCTGGATTCCCTTGTGGTGGACTTACTGGTGGTACGTTTCCTGCAAAATAAGAAGGAAAGAAACCTCCTGATCCACTTCCACCTGTAAAAGCAGGTGGGTCTTGTGTTTGATTTCCTACTCCACCGCCTCCAGCTGATTCTATATCACTAAAAGAAGATAAAAATCCTTGACCTGAGTTACAACAATTTGGAGAACCATTAGCTTGTGCTCCGCCTCCAGCTCCAACTGTTATTTCGTAAGGTCTGCCTTTTTGAACTTCAAAAGTTTTACAAGCAATTGTTCTATAACCGCCTGCTCCTCCTCCTGGTCCCGAGGAATAGCCGCCTGATCCGCCGCCACCTAATATTAAATATTGTACAAAGTACGGTGGGCCAAATCCTCCTCGACCTCCAAAACCTGCTACTGAACCAGCAGCGAATGAACCTTTAATTGGCATCTTTCTCTATCCTCCTATTATGCAAATTGCGTTTGGGCTGCTAACACTGTGAAAGTTGAACCTGCAGTTTTAATTGCAGTGTATGTGTAAACATCATTTGATGTAACGTTTCCAGATGTAGGGGCTGCGCCACCTTGCCAAACTGGAGTTACTCCAGTTCCATCTACTTTTACTGTTGTGTTATAGTACGCTGTTGCGTTTTGCTTAGAAATATATGCTACTGTTATAGACTCACCTACATCCATTACTGAATCTAAAGAAGCAGAACCGCTTCCTCTTAAATTAACAGTAAAGTTTGCATCAGCTGCTGCTGTACTTAAAATAACACCTTGTGTTTGTGTGTCAAAGTCAACATCAGAATCAAATGAACCTGATACAGTTACTTTTTCTGCAAGACTTTGAATTTTACCTGTTCCATTTAATGTAACTCGGCCTAATCCTTTTGCAGTTAAATTTAAATCAATATTTGTATCATCACCTGTAGCAGAAATATTTGGAGTTCCTGACGCTGCTGCGTTAGTAACTGATATTTCATTTACAGCTGTAGCTGTTTTAACAAATTTAATGTATTCGTTATTTGAATCATCTTCAACTGCTCCACCATTATCTACAACTATGTCATTACCATTTGTATCTAAGATACCAGATAATGTTGGTGTGTAGTCAGATGAAACTTTTGTGAAAGCTGTGTCAACAACGTTAGTACCATCAGAGTAAACCATTTTGATACCTTTATCAGTAGTACCCCAAGTTACTCCTGTACCTGATGAAGTTTTAACAGTTACTGTGTAAGCACCTGTTGTTGCATTTTCAATTACGTAAGTTTTTTCAATTGAATCTGGAATTACTACGTTTACTGCACCTGCAATTGTACCAGTTAATTTTAATACTTGGTTTTTACCATTTGATACAGCACCGTTTGTGAAAGTTAAAGTTGCACCAGAAGTTACTCCAACTGAGTCATAACCACCGATAGCTTGTTCTAGAATTAATAAGTTTGTGTTTGTAATTTGACCCCAAGTTCCTGAGTTTTCCCCAGTAGCCTGAATCGTTAATTTCAAATCAGCAGAAGTTGAATTTGCCATAATTTTTTATCCTCTTGTTTTGTTTTTTATTAAATTTTGACAATACTGTCAAACATTATTTTTTTGCTTATTTAAGCGGCGGTGTCAACTTCAGTCCAAATAGAAGTAGTGCCCGTATTTACTTCATTCCAAATCAAATTATATACAGTTCCAGTTGAGAATGTCAAGTCTATTCCAATAGGTGTAACCCTAGCATTTGCAGTAGTTCCTTCGTCACCTTCCTGCATTGTCATTAATTGACCTGTTAAAGAAGCTATTGTATTTGCGTCTCCTACAGCGTTTCCAAGAGCCATTGTAGCTGCTTGAGCGTATCCTGTAGCATCAAAATATGTACCATTACCCCAACTTGATTCACCCCAAGTTTGTTCACCCCAAGCAATATCTGTAATTACACCTGTATTTGCATCTGCAGATAAACTTAATGTTCCAATGAACATTGCAGCAGCATTTCCAGTCACCATCGCATCTGGCGC